AGGTGGTGGAGCAAGAGTTAAACCGGGAACATCTAAAGGTGATTCATACTGTGCAAGAAGTCTAGGTATAAAAAAACGCCTTCCCAAGAAAAAACAAAACGATCCCAACACTCCTAACAATCTATCAAGAAAAAGATGGAAATGTTCGGGAGCCAAATCTAAAAGAAAATAAGTTGAAATGGTAATGATATGAAAGTTAAAGCACCAAAAGGATTTCATTGGATGAAAAGCGGTAGCAATTATACATTGATGAAAAATCCATCAGGAGGTTACAAGCCGCACAAAGGAGCCTCTGAGTCTGCAAATTTTAAAGTACAGAAAATCCACAAAAAATAAGGAGACAATAATGCCCGGTTATCCAACCCCACCGCCAAAAAGAAAAATGAAAAAGACTAAAAAAACTAGGCGTAGGTCATACTAATGCCGTCAAAAGGTTTATATGCAAACATCCACGCTAAAAGAAAACGTGGTGAAAAGATGAGGAAGAAGGGCGAGAAAGGTGCGCCTACTGATGAGGCATTTAGAGGAGCAAAAAAGACGGCAAAGAAAACAAAAAAGGATGACAAGAAAAAATGAAACACTTAGAGGAAAACAATGAAACGTATATGCAACACTTACGAAAGGCAATGTACTTTGCTGGCTGTTTGTTGGCTGGGAGCCTGTGCGCTGTCGCTCATGCTCTTGTTCCATGCGTTTTAACTAAGACAACTACTAACTTAATTAACCACATACAATCCAGACTGGGAGGATAATGAACGACATTGGTAATAACTCAGAAAGCGCAGGAACAATTAAACGAATTGCTAAACTCTGGAGAGTATTTAGAGATAGGTCTAAAGGGTGGTGGGTGCAATGGCCTTATGATAACTTTAGAGAAAACGAACTCGACAGGTATTACAGAACTGAACATTGGAGAGAACACCAGATTCGCAGACAAGACATCGCAGACATACTTACAAGGCGGTAACCTTGACTACGAGGATAAAGGATTTTCTAAAAGATTTGTGGTTAACCCAAGTGAAAGTACAAGAAGATGCGGATGCGGTGACAGCATCGCTCTTCCATAGGTGTAATAACTTTGTAATATTTAGGAGATAAGGATGAAAGAAAAATGGAAAGCACTACCAAAGAAAACAAAGATGTGGATTATGGTTGGCGTAGCCGCATTTATCGTAGCCTCTGCTATCTGGGGATAGCGTTAGGAGTTATAGGATGCGGGACGATAAAGAAAGCAGGAGTGGTAGCAACGGGAGCGGCAGTGGGTGCTACTGCGGGGACTGTGTTAAGTGGGGGTGCGATTGCGCCGATAGCGGGAGCCATGACAACTGCTTTTGTAACAGATGTGGCAACCTCGACAATGGACAATGTTGGTGGGAGGAATGTTGATATGGATTGTGCGCCAGATAACTTCTGGAGTTTGCTCGGCTCTATGGCTGAGATGGGGGGATGGTTGCTTATATTGGTGGTGATAATTCCAATGGTGTTAGGATGGTTTTTACCCGGCCCTGTGAAAATGAAAGGCAGGGAGCCAAAGCATCCTAATCCGCTTATGAGATGAATGAGAAACCTTTAGTCATAGTCGAATGGCGTGACATCATAGCAACATCAGGGTGGGAGCAGGAGATTTCTTGCCCCACCCTTTTTACTGTGGGGTGGTTAGTTAGTCATGACGATGATACAATCGTTATAGCAAACACCAAAGACCCGGATGATTTTGCAGGGGATTCTATTCCTCCTGTTTACTATGGGCTTCACGCCTTTCCTGCTGGCGCTGTTCTTCGCGTTCATCCATTCGATCCCGCGCATAATTATACAGAGAAATCCCCTCCTTTCTCTCAAATATCTGCGCCCAAGTAAGAACCTCACCCCGCACATTCAATGTCTTGTGTTGGTTTAGCCAACAGTATCTAGCAAAGTGTAGCCTCCTTTGGTAAGCCCATTCTTCTTCTTGTTCCTTAAATGTTTTAGACAAATTTATTTTTATCCAACAAGGTCAACAGATAAGAATCTTTTGCATTACCTCTGTTGTCGTTTATTCTGTTTTTATATTCGTGAAGCGGCGCTTTTTTTATTTGCCTTTCTATATCCTTTAAAGTAAAAATCCAAACACCGTTCTTTTTATTCACATCTACACCATAGGCTGTTTCTTTTTTCCAGTTTACCCAAAAAATTACTTTTATATCTGGGTACAACTTTTTGTATCTTTCGTAATCTTTTTTATTAAAGGATACAGTTTCATTAGGATCGCATCCATATTTGGAAGATTTAAAAAATGGCCTAGACTGCAATTTAAGATCAGCCTTTTTGTTTCCATTCATTATTAAATCATGTGAATACCTGTTAGATTTTTTTTCTGGATTTATCTTAACATCTAATCCAATTTTGGGAGCCACTTTTTTTACAAAAAGTTTTTCTATTTCTTCCCCGTAGGAACACCATGCTCCTTTGTTTTGCTTATCTAAGTCGTTACCGAATCTTACTTTTACGTTTGGCATTTTCATTTAACCACTCCATAATACATTCGTCTAGTTCCTCTTTAGTTTTAAAGTGTCTGTTGTCTACATGGAGGTAGGTTAGTTTGTTATCACTCGCAAGAAAACTCCAACCCTCATTGTTCCTGCTTCTCTCCACCCTAATATCATTTATCCTACCCAAGTTAAACGCTGATCCCCTGCCCCACTCAATGGACATCTGGGCCTCTCAGTTCTGAAGAAAACCCCACAACATTCCCGCCTGTATCCTGACTCAACATTCGCTTGAATGATCGCCACATAAACTCATGCGCCTGATACTCACATTGGTTAGCGCATCCCTCAAGAAGTTGCTCCATCTCATCCTTATCAAACAATTCATGTTCCATCCCATCCGTCATTAATTCTAGTGCCGAATCGAAATGGAACACGATCATTGCCGGTATACTCATCTTAGTTCTTTCATCCTTCTGTGCAATGTAAGCGCCGCTAGAAAGGCTTGAAAGTTTTCTTCGATGGCTGTAGATCTGACTGCTTCAAATCTTCCTGTCGCCTTGTCGCATCTAAGGATATAGGTGGCATCCACTGGAATTCCATGAATGTCTTCCACCGCCTTCGCATACGCCGCAACCTGTAGATGGTACTCAGGATAAACCGCTTTACTTGTTTTCCAATCAATAACACAATACTCTCCATTAATAATAGCCCTAGCATCAACTGTTCCCGCATATCTATACTTCCTGTTAAATAGTTTTTCCTCAGAGGATTTCCACTCAACTACATTCTGGCCTACCCAATCTTTAAATGCCTCTATAGAGTTTACAGCCTCTTCCTGCTTGGGCATCTTGGGTATCTCGCCACCTTCCAACTTCCAGTTGATGGCCTCCTCTACCCAATTGTGTGTGATGTTGCCTATGTTAATAGCATCGTGTGACTTGCTACGATAGGCAGACTTCATACCTTTGATAAGAGGATCAATAGCCATACGCGATTTGTAAACCTTAGTCTTTTTAGATGATGCATCCTCGTCAAAGAAGAAGTTCTTCTCTAACCAGTTAGCCCCCACCTTCAAAGCCCAAGGTACAAGAGCGGGTTTAGAAATAATATCCAGTACCTTTGTGGCGCTTGGAATTATCTCATCCCCCACCTTGTATGAGTGGAGTTTACTGTCGAATAACATCTCGACAGTATCCCCATCGTGGTAGTTAATTTTCAAAACGGAACTTCAGAGGATACGCTGTTAGACGCACTTGAACCCGCACCATTATACGGCTCTTCAATACGGCCAGAGTATTTCAGTTTACCTGAATCCTTTGCCCATACCGATACACGCATCTTCTCACCATTGATAAGTGCGTAGCCGGTCAAGTCAGGGCGATTCTCATTGCCCTCCTTGTCATTTTCAAACAGCGAGAGATCGCCGTCCTTTGGTACATAGTCGCTCATATATATCTCCTATAAGATTTTGTGTTCCAATCGCCTGTTTGCTTGCTCAGTGCGCCAGACTTCAATATGAAGTTCTGCCACCTTGAGTTCCCAACGTAGACGCTCTTCGTTTTCTATGGCTACCGCGATACCTTCTATTGTTTTGGTAACTTCCGGTTGCATAGATACCCAGTTTTCCTTGTCTGCTACAGTTTTGCCTACGGCTCTACTGTACAACAAGGAGCGTTGAGTCTTTTTGTACTCCGTTAACTGATACGTTTCGGCCTTGGCCTTTGCGTACTTCGGAGCAGTCTGTTCTATCTGTGTGAGGTATCCCTCAACTTCACCCTTAATATTCATAACTCTATTATACCTGAATTAAATGCAATGTCAAGCGTTCTTAAAATATATTCTCTTTGCCAACTTATAAGGGCGGCATCGCCTGAGTGCATCTGACTGTGGCATTTATGACAAAGCGGCATAGTCAACCAGTCGCTAGCCTTCAATCCCATACCCCCTGACAAATGACCACCCTCGCCTTTCCAGTGGTGAGCCACAACTGTACCATCCCTTATTTCACAAGCGGCACATGGCAGTGTGGCTACCCACTCAAGGTAAGGCTTGCTCTTTATTCTCTTACGTTTTTGAAGACTCATTGATCTCTTCTATTAATATGTTTGCGTACTCTATGATCTTGCACAAGTCGGACATTGGTTCGCCCTTCTTGTCCCATCTACTAGCGTATTTTACTATATTACCAGAGCAGAAGTCAAGTTTATTAGCAATGATATACTCAATAGGTTCTATCTTCATCTTGTAGTGTGAGGGTTTCAATGTCCATACACTCCATCGTTTAGATAAACTCCTTGCGGGGTTCCATATCCCGGTAGGTCAGAGTACCACGGCTCATCATCCTCTGGGTCTACCCAAGGGTGGTTATGCCATTGTTTAGGGGCAATACCCTTGCCTCTAGTTAAGTAATAATTCCATAGAATCTCATCTGACTTTCTTACCCGCATCCAAGACCTCATCTGTCTCGTGGTGGGCGTGTATCCTATCTCATCCTTAATAGGTTTACACTCACATTCCCAAGGCCACATTACACTTACAGGCTCATAGCCGGGAAATTCAGACAACCATTCTGGAAGAATCCTAGGCTTTTCCATTTTGCCTATTCGCCTAAGAGCCTCCATTCTGTGGGAAATAAAATCCCAACAATCTATATTATCCCATTCAGTCTGAAATTCGTATGGCGCGATTAAACCTATATGAGTATCATCGTCAAACGTATACTGCTTATAACCATCCTCTTCAACACGATAAAGTTTTACTGTAGCGTGGTCATAAACCTCCACAACTAAGCAATGAGATTGAACCGTATTGTACCTTATGGAATCAAGACTGATTTTCTCAAAAGGGTTTTCTTGTATAAGATCAAGTTTTTTCATATCCCACAGACCCCGCTCAGACATTGCTCTTCGCTGTTATCCTCATACACCACGCCACGTTTACTGTGCGCCTCCTCATAAGGCACTGACGTTATAGGCTGACCACCCCTAGCCCCATCAGGATACACCGTTAGACCCCTTAATCCGGGGGCGTAGTTAGCGATGATCTTCTGAAAGTCCACCACAGTATCCTCATTGTTTGATTCCGTTCCCCAAGCAGGAAGGTTCAACGTGGAACTGATAGCATGGTCAACGTGCTTCTGTAGTTCGTATTGAAACTTCACCCTGCGTTCAGGATCAAAGGCTAGGTCAACAGCAGACTCAATGTTTTCTGGTTTTATTCCTGAGTCAATTAGTTCTTGGGCCGTACCGTCAACGACAAATTGATGTTTCCATCTGACTCCATCTGCAAGATAGCGTCTGCGGTATGCCACGGCGTAGATTGGCTCCACTCCAGAGGTTGTTCCCGCGAGAATGCTAATTGTCCCTGTCGGAGCGATTGCTCTGTAGCCTTTAGGACGGTTGAGAAAAAGTCTGTCGCAATGAGCGTCAGCGGATCGTTTGCTTTCTCGTTCATAAGTTTTCATCCATTGTTTAAGTTCATCTGTCATCTCGTACTTATGTCCACGCTTGAGTAACCATTCGTGCATACCCATAAGTCCAAGTCCTATACGACTGTTCTTCTGTCTTACCTCTTCCACTTTCTCGTAAGGTAGTTGCGCCCTGATAAGTCCACATACCAAGAACTTACTCGCAAGCCCAACCACCTCACGAAACTCTTCAATAGAATCAATGTTTGCAAGGTTAACAGAGCCAAGATTACAGACATCACTGTCATCTTCACTCGTAATTTCAGTGCAAGCATTTCTAAGCGTTTCATTTTCTTTCTCTCCAAAGTTAAAACTAAATCCCGGTTCACCTGTCATCATAGCCTGACGCACATTCTTAACAAAGATGGGGTCAGATCCCCGCGCCTCAGTGTTAAGCCACGCATCGTCATAGTTAAGGCTTACGTTCATCATATCTAACGGGGCAGGAAAGTTAAAGTCTGCCTGTTTTAAAGCAGACAGGGTAGTATCCCCGGCCTTCATTTTGTGCCAGTTCTTGGCCTCAAGTAGATTGGCGGCATCTTCATGTTGCCAGTTCATACAGCCATACAGGGCAGACCTCCGACTGCCACCCTGCATGACATTCCTGCCGACCTCGTTCAAGGTGTGCAGAAGGGGGATGGGGCCGGAGGCAACCCCACCTGTGCGCCTGAGTTGTCTGCCTGACGGCCTTGCTATGGATACATCCACCCCAATGCCTCCACCTGTCATCAAGCAGGACATGGCTCTCTGCGTCACACTAGCCCACTCTTCTCTGGTATCCTCTTCCAACCTCAGAAGGTAACAGTTATTATAGAACCGCGCCTCTCTCCCTGCGTACCACAGGTATCGGCCACCGGGCATAAACTTAAAGTCAGATATGTACTGCACCAATTGATCTTGGTCAGACTTGGACATTAAGTTATTCTTTTTACCATCGTATGTACCGCATACATTATTGACTACTGTGTGTGCTTTGTCCTCCCAAGTTTCATAAGGGTTGCTTGCGTACTTCTGCTTAAAAATAGTTTCGCCTAGTTCAGTTCTAAATTTCATAGTGATGCCTCATACTCCTTTTTCCATTTGTCAATGTCTTTGTTGTGACGTTGTGTCATCAGTTTATCATAGCCCTCCGGCGTAGCCCACTCTGCGGGTTGCCTGTTTGAATCAAAGGCTGAAGGGTAGTAGAGATAGCGTCCAATTCCCCACAGGACTCCGGCTCTCTTCAAGGCATCGCTAATGCCCCCTTTGTCGCCTTCAATGTCAGTATCACCCGCGCCGTCAGACTTAGTAACCCACTGACCGTTAATCATGCAGGCCAACTTACAGATCATACGGCCACCTACACTTTCGTAATGCGCTTGCCAACCGCCAACACCAAACACCTCATCCAGTCGGTTCATTACATCACGCGCATCAATGTACACCAAGTCCTTACCTCCCTTGTAACCTTTGCGCCACTTGTGATTAGCAAAGGGGCGTTTCAACGCTATCTCTACATATTTCATATTATTCCTCTTGTTTTTTGATTGCTTCTGGGATATCTTCTCCGATGTCTTTTACCAAAACTTCGTGATACCCACCATCGTTATCATACCACCCATGATACACCTTGTCAACTATTTTTTGACGGTGAATTACATAGGGGTTTCCCTTAGTTCCCTCTCCCTCAATCCGCTCTCCACTGAAGGTGCGGTATTTCATTGGGGAAAAGAACTCTTCCATAAATCCCCGGTCAAAGGGGTGTACTGTCATCTTCATTTAATGCTCCTATAAAATGTTCGGCATCTACGACTGCCAAAGGTTTTTGCCTATTGCGTTTAATAATTAGCAAGGGTTCGTAGCCCCCTGCGTTTGCTTCTGCTTGTTTCCAAGCCTCCCACAAATTTAATTTCTCCACGTTCTTGCACTCTATACTGTATGGGAAGATCGCTCTAGCCTTTGGGGAGAGCATAACATCCTCACCCCCGGCCCCCATACTGCGTGAGTGTACATCATCTGACTCCAGATCAAAGGTGCTAATTAACAGACATCTGACCCACTGCTGAAGCCTTCTGCCCTTGGACTTTGCGGATGATGTTTTCATTTATTCCCTCTGTTAGTGCAACTCTATCTAATTCACCCATTATACCACCCTTGGGTGGAGTTTGCAATATTGCTTTTGGTAATTGCCCATCATGGTAATAGTTCATTGAGGCTAGGTCAAGTTTAAGATCCAACTCCATCTCAGCCCCATCAAAATGCCTTGCTTTACAAAGACTTAGGTATGCGTCAATCTCTGGGTCATCATGCACCCTGCCCAAAATGATAACGTTGTCTGCCCTGTTGGTGATATCAGCAGATCCCGCGACACTCCATTTGTCTAGCCTGTCTTTAACTGACTGCCCTTTCCTCGCGTGGGCCACAAGTATAACGTGTACCCCTAACTGTCTGGCTGTATTGGCAAGTCCCTGCACCACCTGTTTCTGACCGTTCCAATCATCGCTATTTAGATTCATGGTCATCAGGGAATCGACTAGGAATATATCAATACCTAGTTTGTCGTATGCGTACCGCATAACAGACAGCAGGACACGGGGATTGACTGTGCCGTGTTGGTCATAGAACCACAGTTTGTCATTGCTCCACTTGGTGAACTGCAACCCCGCTTCCATGTCTGGTTTGTTCTGTAGTGATGCCTGTCGCCACATCCTAGCCAACTGCGCCTTGGGGGACATCTCAAGCGATACTGATAGGCACTTATGCCCCTGCTCCATAGCAGACAGCAGACACTGAGAGGCAAACAGGGATTTCCCCGCGCCATTAATCCCCGCAAGGATTGTCAACTCTTCCCCGCGCAGTCTGAACTTATTGTCAAACTGGTTGAATGGGAGTTTAACTCCCTGCAATTGCTCTTCATTAAAGAAGAAGTCAAAGACTTCACTGGTAAAATCATTAGACGGCCTGACCTTACGCTCTACTGATCCAACACTATCATACCGCTTTAATTCTTTTTCTGTGATTTCCATCTGCCGTATCTCCAGTTTCCGCCGTGGCGGTAGTATTGATCGAATGATTTAAGGTGAGTGTTATAAAACTTGCTCCAATCCATTCCCCTGATTCTGACCTTGTTTGAAGTTTCAACCCTCAATGGGTTATTGTGGTCATTGTCTAGGAATTTTTGAGGTATTCTACCAGACATATTCTGGACACGCAAGTATATTTTCCACGCCTCAATCATCATCTTATTCGTAGTTCTGCGTGAGCGGGATAGAATGTCTAGACATTTAACCGCGCTCTTCATCATTGTTTCAGACTCCACATCCCCTTGGTGGCGTACAGTTGCCACCATTCTTTTGGGAATGTTTCTGAGAATCCGTAATGCTCTCTTCTCAATCATACTGCCTTCGTTTGTCATCCTCCTCTGACATGACATAATCGTATTCTTGGAGCAGGAATCCCCCGTGCTTAACCAGTTTTTCTAAAGCCTCTGGAGTTATCCTGAACCCATCGCCATCCAGTTCAATTGTTAGTTCATTGCTGTCATCCATATATGCTTTAACGTCACTGACAATTAGATTGTCAAAATATTTATCGACCTCTTGGTGAACCCTTTCATTGACGGCCTCTTCAAAATCCTCGGCATAAGACTGTGCTTTTGAGAAGGCGTTAAAATCTCTTTCGACTGGATCAAACATTTTACTCTCCGTAGTTATCGTAAGTATAGTCTGCAATCTCTTCAAAGTCAATCTCTTTATCAAGCAATTCCCAAACTTTTTCGATGGTAGATTCCTTGATATATCTGTGCATTGACTTGGTGGAATAGTTCATTAAATCCCATTTTACATCATCAAAGTTTTCTTTAGTCAGCATTTTCTTTTTCCTCTAGTTGATCCATTGTTTGATTCATTAGTGCTAACACTGCAACCAATTGTCGCATACCTTCTTCCAGTTTGTCAACCCTTTTTTCAAGATCAGACTTGAGGGTTGATTTTTTCCAAGCATAATTATAACCATCTAAGTTTGCACCGCTCATTAGTCTAGCCTCGATTGTGCGTAGCACTTCACGCCGTTTGCTTCAAGATGCCTAGCGTAGGCGACAGCACCTTCCTCTTTTGATGAAATGTTTTGGGTGGCGTGGCCTGATGGATTCCAGATATCATACCCGCCATTCCATGCAGTGTGATCCACAATCCCCGCCTTCTTTAACTGTCTGGCGAATGATTGGGTAGCAGGGGTGATCTTGACCCATGCAAACCCGCAAGCATCCCATTCCCCATGTTCGGCAAGGTGGGCATCTGTGGCCCTCCGGGCCAGTGACAATGCTTCTTCGTGAATTCGACATGCTTCTTCTTGTTTCATTCCTTTCCCCCAATTTGCCCTTCGATTGTAAGGCATCATGTTATTCTCCCAAATCGTTTATGTTGTGCCAATCTTCTGGCAATATACCAGTGATTAACATCTCCCTCTCAGCAGGGTACAGGTAGCGGAAAGCGTTCTGTACCAGTTCCCCATCGGCCCAATCTTGGGCATCTTGGAATGGGTCTGAATCTCCCCATCCGTCTTTCTCCATTTCACTGAAGGTTACAGTAAAGACGGCCCTGTTTCCAGTGAAAAGATTCTTGGTGTAGAATAGGTATCCACCTTCACCCTTCTCAATTTTCTCAAGTGCTTTGTAGATCATTTGTGTGTCCTTATAGAGAGTCAGTAACCGAATGATACAGGATAGACTCAGGCCTGTCAACAACAATCTGCACATTTTTATCTAATTAATTTAAGTCATTGATATTAAAGGGATAATCCCTAATAGATAATAGTATTGACAGAAATACCTTTTTAAATTAGAATGGTCATTGAGTGGTGGACTCTTTAAATCATGTGGCTCTTTTCCTGCCACCATCTACCAGATAGGGAATTAGATTGATGGCGCTTACTGGCAACCCGGCGCTGTAGCCGTATCCCGCAACATTCGCGGGGTGCTGTATAAAACAGGTTTAAGTGATATTATACCCGAAAGGGATCACCGCCCCCGTATACGGCGTGTATTGTATACCCCTGATAATAATCAATCTGTAGGCTACCGTCCTAGATAGGGTCTACCTATCACATAGGGGTTGCCTAGCAGTATGCCTAAATTATAACTGTTGCATAAATACAACAAAATGAGTAGCGATAAAACAACACGCGCCAGACGGCGAAACCTAGTGCAGAAACATTCCCATGATAATTATAAGGGATATAGGCATAAACCAAAGACCGCCTATCAGCGCGATTCTAAGGCCGTCAGACAGGAGATAGCCCTAACCCTAGGGGATAGTACCAAGGGGCCGTAATCAGGCCGTGCAGGCCAACTGAGGGCCTTGCAAGGCGTGTTCTACCGTTATCGTCCACGCATAAAAAAACCCGCCCATTATAGGCGGGTCAATAATAAGATTGGTTTATGGTTTAGTTACTTTACCGTCACAATGAATTTAGAGTCTAGTGGATCTATAGATTGACCCTTCGCGAGTTTATATTTCAGTCCTACGATAGCGCCCTTGCGGGTCAGATTGTCGATATCAGATTTGTCGCCATCGTAAACCTTACGGCCTAAGAATTCAGTCGGCATATCGCCGTTAAAGACTACGCTCATGGGTTGGTCAGTTTTAAGAGCCAATGCTACGCTTTTCTGATATGCGATAGCAGGGCTGTAGGAAAACATCAACTGATAGTTTTCTGGCGTATTCCCCAATCTGGATGCTACTTTAGTGTAGTCGTAGAACCTTAATTCTGGGAATCGTTGCGGGATAGCGCCGTATGCTTCGGTATGCCATGGGTAATCAGATAGGACGTTCAAACGGACATAACCCTGCAAACCACGTTTGGCACAGTATTTTGAGAAGGTTTTTAGTTCTGCTACTAGATCAGCAATAAATCCGGCACGGTCAGAATTCAGATAATCAAGTTTAGACTGGCGAGAATCCACCACATTCTGAAAATTTCCCCGGCCCGAAAACCTTAAGCATGATTCGCCACACCCGGCAATATCCATAAATGGGCATCCCTTTTTATTAGGCAATAGGGATAAACCAGCAACACGCAATGTTTTATCAAGATTATTCTTTTTCAGTTTGGGGTTACCGCCTGCCGTATCAAGTAGTTTCATTTTGCTTTTTCCTTTGTTGTGGTTGCACCCGAAAGCCCCACATTTAGCGGGGCGCTCAGGTTGATTAATGGCTAGTCTAGCCGGATAGGGTAGGCTTGTAAAGTATCACTGGGCCTGCATTGTTGCGGGTAAACATTAGAACCTTTCTGGCATCATGTAATTCCCCGCCAGTGACGGCATCAATGAAGGTATCATTCTTATAGGGGTTATACGTTGCCGTATGCCATCCTACCGCTTTCAGTGATTCGATATCCTCACGGCAGAATTTGACCAATTGAGGGCTTAATATTACTGTATTAGCATCTTCCCCGTAATGAATTTCGTGGGCATTATGGTTTGATCCAATACTGGGCGCGGGATAACCTGAAACCCTAGCGTGTACATTCTTTCGCCTTGTTTCCCGAACCTTTCGCTGTCCTGCTTTGGATACGTTAAACCGGACATTCTCAAGGAGTACACCATCGGCGTGGGCGTACACTTTCCCGCCCTGTTGGACGCTGAAACAACTTTTGTGAAGGTTAAAGTACACTTGTGATCTTTTCATGGTCTTGGTTCCTATGGTTTGTTTACCCGAAAACCCCGGATAGACCGGGGTTCGTAGGTTGATTGAAATTGGTGATTAGTCGTAATCCATCGTCACGGTTTCGACAATTCTTGAAGTGAATTTGTCTGCACTGTAATCAGCGACAACATACTCCGGTTCGTTACCGTAGCAAAAATATACCGCGCCAATGTCTTCCTGACCATGATTTATGAAGAGGACATCACCATCATCTGTCTGGCACATCTCATTCAGTATTCTTTTGGCATCGTCTGATTTGCTCACAACGGTTTCTTCACCGTCAAATACTGAGATTGTGTGGCCCTTTTCGCTCAGGACTGCGTTGATGATACGTGAGGCTATTTCTCTTTCGATTGGGTGCATTAGTATTTCCTTATTTGCTTATTCTGGGGCTGTTGTTGCCCGGTGATTGGATTATCCATACTGGATTCAGAAAGTCAATCTTTTTGCACACGATGTTTTGATAGGGGTATAAAGGGAGTTTATGATGTCCCGGCCTCACACTCACACACTCCCCAAAAGCAAGCAGATTCTTTTTATGCCGGTATAAATAGATTCTATTGGACATGGGGTCACTGATCTGCAAAGCCACAAAAATAATAACCATACTATTTGAAAGGTTATTGCTGCAAACCATAAGGCCAACGCTGGTTATAAATAGATTTAATAATTCGCATAGACTCAGTTTATGACCCCCCCACCGCCCCTTTTTTTTCTTGCTGTTATATATTATATTGTACACACTCACCATCAGGACATTTTACCCTTTATAAGAATTCTCTAATATGGACGAAGAACAAAAAAGATCAATAGGGGAAATACTGGGTGGATATTTGTCTGATGCTATCCAACCTATAAAAAGAATCCCAGAAGTTTATCAGGAACAGGTTGAATCCGGTATGGATTTAATGGGTTCTGACAGCCTGTTAGACAAAGGTTTGGGTGCTTTTCAGTATGTAAGCGCCCCGATTACAGCGCCATTTGAGGCTTTAAGAGAAGAGCCGATAAAGGACGCTTTGGTATCATTTGGGGTTGATCCTGATACAGCCCGAAATGCAAGCATGATTATGGGTATGGGGCTTGACGTTGCATTACCCGTAACATGGGCAAAAATGGGATTGGATTTTCCTAGAGAAATTAGTACAATTTTGAATACAGTTGCTAAGCCTTTTGAGACAACCGCAAGGTTAGGTACTAATCTAGCAGGAACAGCGACTATGGGAGGGGCGAAGGTTGCACAAAACCTGACAGGTGCTAATATCGTACCAACAGTAGCCAAAGCGGTTGGGCCTCGCAGACTTTCTATGGGTAGATTGTGGACTCCTCAATTTAATACCAGAAAAGACAGTACCACAAAAACAGGAAAATTTCAAGCCCAATTTGAGGCTCCCTCAGTGCAAGGTAGAGGTGGTTGGTATGGTGGGGTTGCAAATAAACTGAATCACTTGAAAGAGATGTTTTCTAGAGCGCGAACCGGGGGAGGAATGGATAGACCTCTTCTCATGGGTGATGATATGAAAACCTACCTCACCTCTCTTGGTGATGATTTATTACAAGAATCAAAACCGGCTCTAGTTACTGGCGGTCATAGTGTAACAGGGCAATTAATGAGGCCAGCGGGTTCTGATGCGCTTGTGGCTCAGATTTTGCAAACCGCTGACACTGCTATGAGATATTTCCCAAATAATCCAGAATCAATAAGGCTAAATAAAATTGTTGATGAAATTCTTAGGAATAAGGTAAACACAACAGTAAGTAAGATGTCTACAGAGCCATCCGTTGTTAGGGAGGTCTTGTTAGATGGATTAGGGCCGGATATGACAGATGATGTTTTATCAAAACACCTTATTCCGTTTATCAAAACAGATTTAAGCCTAACAAAAACACAACCTCATAAGAATGTAAGGATAGCAAGCAAACCGTTTTATAGACCAAATCCGGCAGGTAATTCAGCGTCAAAAGGTTACTCAGTAGACAAGAATACAGGAATCCCAGAAATAGAACCAGACAGTAAATTGTGGGATTGGAATGGAAGGCTTCCGGTATTAAGGGAAGTTCAGATGTTAGTCAACGGGGGGGTAACAGATAAAAAAGAAATCATAAAAATATTGATGGAGAGAAACGACCTTATAAAGGCGGCTTATTTAGCCAGAAACGAACCTATACCCACGATGAAAAATCAACTGAAGGGTTTGGCTGGTGCTAAGGCAAGAGCCATGGCTAAAAGTATTCTTGCAAAATATGAAAAAACTAGGGTTGGTAATTCGGCTCTTAGTCAAAGAGCAGTAGAAAAAATTGGTAATATAAAAAGTTCCCTTGCGAATAATCCATCCCTAAGAAAAACATTAGAGTTTATTAAAGAGGCTTATAAGGTAGACAATGTTGATTTAGATCAGGCTAAGGCATTAAACGACAGGCTTTACAACAGGGATATATTAGAGAAGTTAATTGTAGAAGATGGGAATCATATAAGCGTTTCTCAATGGGTTTTGGGGGAGGATACTCTTTTAGCGACATACCCAACCAGAATGATAATAAATAAAAATGACGGTACAGGCGCTTATGTAATGTACGATCAAATGGCCCCCGGAGTCCCAATTCCCGGTATGCAAGGAATGGGGAATATAGGCTCTGATACACACTCTTTGTATATGGATATAATTCCAATTTCAAAAACGGACTTAAAAAATGAGCCGAATGTATTTAGTTTGGGAATAGAAGAGGCTTTTACAATTCCTAAAAAAAAGGGAAGTCCCGGGCATCAAACCGGAGAATTTCAAAGCGTTTACCCGAAATTAAGAGAAAATTTACTAGGGTTATGAGAACCGAAAAACAAGAAACATTTATTGAGCAATACTGCCTGCATGGTAGTGCCGCTAAAGCCGCACAGATCGCAGGGTATTCCCATCCCAAGCAAAGAGGGTATGAGTTAAAAAACCAGTTCTCTAAAGAGATAGAGGCTCGCACACGCAAGATGATTCAAGACTGTGTGCCGGGAGCCTTATCGCAACTGAAATCTCTTTCAGAAGGCGCTGAGAGCGAGTCTGTGCGACTTGGCGCTGTGAAGGATATACTGGACAGGGCTGGTCTTAAACCCACTGAGAAGATTAAACAGGAAGTGTCACACGTTGAAGAAAAATCCACAGAAGAGTTGCAGAGGGAACTAGAGGCTTTACTTGGAACAAAACATTGAAGCGGCTATCCAGATAGCAAAAGAGTTAAGGAAGCGCGAAAGATACAACAAGATCGACTTCTACGATCCGTACCCATACCAACAGGAATTCCACGAAACAGGGGTAGGTAATAACCAACGCTTATTGATGGCGGCTAACCGTATAGGAAAGTCTTATTGTGGGGCCGCAGAGATGGCCTACCACCTTACAGGACTATATCCTAAATGGTGGAGGGGTAGAAGATTTAACAGGCCCATTACAGCATGGGCCGGTGGTGTGTCAAACGAAACCACAAGAGATATTGTACAAGCAGAGTTATTGGGTTCTCCCGATGATCCAGAAGCCTTTGGCTCCGGCGCTGTTCCTAGAGAATGTATTATAAAAACTGAACGCAAGCCCGGAGTTCCAAACGCCAAGTCCGTAGCCCTAATACGGCATACTTCCGGTGAGAACTCTTCTTTACACTTTAAAGCCTATGAAATGGGCGTAGACAAGTGGCAGGGTAGATCGGTAGATGTGGTATGGTTGGATGAAGAACCATCCAGAGAACTGTACTCACAGAGCGTAACGCGAACCCTAGACAGGAGAGGAATGGTCTACATGACATTTACCCCTGAATCAGGCATGACTGAAACAGTTGCCGCCTTTATGAACCAAATAAAGAGGGGGCAAAGCCTAACAAACGCTACATGGGATCATGCCTCAGAACACGTAAAGTCCATGAATGGGAAGAAGGGACATCTTTCTGAAGAAGCAATGGAGCAAATCCTGTCTGCTTACTCCCCCCATGAAAGGGAGATGCGTAGGTTTGGCAGACCTTCTATAGGCTCTGGCTTAATCTTCCCATTGAACGAAGAAGATTTAATGATTGATCCAATAGAAATACAGGATCATTGGCCGCGCATAGCCGCCATAGATTTTGGTTGGGATCATCCCACGGCTGTTGTCTGGTGTGCAATAGATAATGAAAGTGATACTTTCTACATATATGATTGCTATAGAGCATCCAAGGCAAGCCCCACGGTACACTCCGAGGTGATAAGGCAACGCCCTTATTTCATTCCGATAGCCTACCCGCATGACGGAAATCGCAGGGATAGCATGGGAAACCCCGGTCTTGCTGAACAGTATAGGGGTCATGGGTGTAACTTTCTATTACAGCACTTTACTAATCCTCCCGGGTTAGGGGAAAAGAAAGGCTCTAACTCAGTAGAGGAGGGGCTTATGGCTATGCTACAAAGCATGGAGAATGGAAACTTTAAGGTATTCTCTACCCTGTCTGATTGGTTTGAAGAGTTTAGAATGTACCACAGAAAGGAAGGTAAAGTAGTAGCCCTCCGTGATGACTTAATGAGCGCAACACGATACGCCTTCCAATCACAACGCTATGCCATAGCGGGAACTGACCCCGAATGGACTAGCGACATAACTTATAGGAATTACGGAATTGTCTGATAAAGAACGAGAACTGATATCACGAATTCAAGGAGAGATTACAGGCTCTCTTGGGTATGATGGAGAGATATCGGAACAGCGGGAAAAGGCTCAGGAATATTACTATGCGTTGCCCTTTGGTAACGAGGTAGAGGGCCGCAGTCAATACGTTGATTCCACTGTTCAGGATACAATTGAATGGATTAAACCGTCTTTAATGCGAGTATTTGCCTCTGGTGATGAGATGGTTAAGTTTACACCTCACGGCCCGGAAGACGTAGAAGCGGCAAAACAGGCCACGGATTACGTCAACTACGTCTTTACAAAAGATAATTCGGGCTGGGAGGTTCTTTATTCTTGGTTCCATGATGCGCTTTTACAAAAGAACGGTATTGTAAAAGTGTGGTGGGATGAATACGAAGAAGCCAAAAGAGAAGAATATCAAAATCTTGGCGACCTTGAGTTTGAATATTTAATCTCAGGTGATGACGTAGAGGTTCTTGAGCATACCGCAGTTGAAGGGCCGGAAGGTATGTACCATGACGTTGTTATCAAGCGTAGTAATTATGATGGAAGAGTTCGTATAGAGAATGTACCCCCCGAAGAATTCTTAATTTCCAGAGAAGCAAAGTCAATCAAAGATGCTAGGTTTGTTTGTCATAGAGTAAAAAAGACTTTATCAGAACTTCGCATAATGTACCCCGATGATGACTTTGGTGTTGAGGACTTGGGCGGCGGCGATAACATGATGGATTTCAACGAAGAGCGTTTAGCCCGTTATCAGTTTGATAATTCAGATAGTATGGCCGGAGTATTCAACGGAGGCGAAGAAGAAGCACTAAGAGAATATTATCTACACGAATCATTTCTTAGAACAGACTTTGATGAAGATGGAATTGCAGAATTAAGAAAAGTTTGCACTGTCGGTGATTACGTTTTTTCTAACGAAGAAATTGATTACACTCCGTTTGTTTCTATTACCCCGCTAAAAATTCCACATAAGTTTTTTGGGTTGTCAGTTGCAGACCTCGTAATGGACTTACAGTTAATCAAGAGTACGCTAATGCGTAACCTGATGGACAACGCCTACAACCAGAACTTTGGTAGATATGCAGTTCTTGAAGGTCAAGCGAATTTAGATGACCTCCTAACCCAGAGGCCGGGGGGCGTGGTTCGGGTTAAATCCCCTAATGCTGTTACGCCCTTGGCTACCCCTCCCCTTGAGCCTTACTCATTCCAGATGCTAGGATATCTTGATGAGGTAAGGGAATCAAGATCAGGAGTAAACAAAAACACTCAAGGGATTAATGCAGATGCTTTAACGTCACACACTACGGCTACCGCTGTTAATGCTGTGATGACTAACGCCCAGTCAAGAGTGGAAATGATTGCAAGACAGTTTGCAGAAACTGGCGTTAAAGAATTGATGAATTATATTTATGAACTTCTGCTTAAATATCAGGATAAAGAGCGAGTGGTTATGTTGCGTAATGAGTGGGTTCCTGTACGCCCTGATATGTGGAGCGATAAGATGGATTGCACTGTTTCTGTTGCTCTTGGAAATGGCTCAAAGGATCAGCAAATGGCTCACCTGTCACAGATGTTGCAGTTTGCAGGACAGGCTATGTCTGGTGGATTACCTATTGTAACTCCGCAAAATATGTACAATCTTGGGGCCGCACTTATAAAGGCAATGGGCTATCAGAATGTTAATGATTTCTTAACACCTCCCCCGCCTCCGCAACCTGAACAGCCTAACCCAGAACAGCAAACGGCTATGATGGAACAACAGATTAAAATGAAAGAGTTGGAAATAAAACAAGGCGATTTACAAGTTAAAATGATGAAAGTCCAGCAGGACGCACAAGAAGCCGCTGTAGATGCCCAACTTAAAGCCGAAGAACTAGCCCTTGAACGAGAACAGAAAAGGGCTGTAGCAATAGGAGCAACATGAGTAGAGATATAGAACACGCGAAAAGCCTTCTTAATGACCCTCTATATAATGAATCATTTGAAAAATTAGCAGAAAATATTTATAACACTTGGGCGCATTCAAGTGTGAACGATGTCGAAAGCCGCGAACAATGTTGGCTTTCATTACGACTCCTTGAGAGACTTCGCCTTCATCTAACCAGTATTGTAGAAACCGGAGAGATGGCGGAAAAACTTAAGGAATACCACATATAAGGAGAATTTGTTATGGCGGATACCATTGACCCGCTTCCAGTAGCACCCGGTAGTATTACCGAAGCACAAAATGCTTTTCTTGGATTAATGGAACCTGAAGAGGAGAAACCACAAACCGAAGAAAGCGCACCTACGGAAGATGTTGAAGAGTCTACTGAGGAAACTCAAGACGAACCATTGGAAGAGGATGTCCTTGAAGAAGAGGCCGAAGAGGAATCTGAGGAAGAATCTGAAGAGGAAGAGTTAGACGAAAATGAGGTTGAAGAGGAACCTGAATTTTATTCCGTCAAAGTTGACGGTGAAGAATTTGAGGTAAGCCTTGACGAACTTGTACAAGGGTACTCCCGTCAGTCTGACTATACTCGTAAAACGCAAGAACTTGCAAGCCAAAGAGATCAAATGGCTCAACTGCAACAGCAGTGGAATAATGAGATTTCTGAAGCACAGGCGGAGCGTCAGCAATACATGGATGCACTTGGACAATTTGTTCAAAACTCTATGGCAGGATTAGAACAGTTTGGTAATATTGATTGGGAACAACTTCGTGAAGAAGATCCCATTGCATTTGTTACCAAAAAAGAAGAGTTCCGTGATGCTCAAGAACGTGTTAGGCAAGCGCAAGCCCAGCAACAGTTTGAGCATGATAAACAGAATAAAGAAATTGCTAAAATGCGTCAACTGGCCGTTCAGGAAGAACACCAAAAGTTAGTAGCGGCTGTGCCTGAATGGAATGATACAGAAAAACGTAATCAGATGGCATCTGAACTTTCTTCATACGCTGTTAATCAGGGATTCACTAAAGAAGAACTAAAACAACTAATCGACCATAGATCGCTAATCGTTCTAATGAAGGCTCAAAAGTATGACGCCTTGCAGAACTCAGATGTTAAAGCGAAAAAGTTAAAAAACAAACCCAAAGTTGTCAGGTCTGGCAAAGGTTCTACTAAGAAATCTGATGCCAAATCAAAACGTATTGCCTCAATGAAACGTCTTAAACAGACAGGAAGAGCGGAAGATGCCGCTAGTCTGTTTGAGGATTATGTAGAACTTTAACAAAGGAGTCATTTATGGCAATTGCAGCAAATACTAGGACTACTTTTAGTGCCGTAGGCATTAGAGAAGACCTAAGTAATATCATTTATAATATTAGCCCGATGGACACGCCGTTTATGTCAAGCGTGGGCAAAGGGTCTTGTGACAACACGTTGTTTGAGTGGCAGACTGATGAACTCGCCGCCGCCGCCGCTAACCAGAAATTAGAGGGTGATAATAACATGGATGCTCTAGCAGTTGCAGAGCCTCGACGTTTGCAGAACCGTACTCAGATTTCGTACAAAGCGGTACAAACATCAGGAACGGCAGAGGCTGTAGATTTTGCAGGCCGCAAGTCAAGTCAGGCGTATCAACTTGCTAAACGCGCAAAAGAAATTAAGCGCGATATGGAAAAGATGATGCTTTCTGAAGACCTTAAGGTTGATGGTAACACAACTACGGTTCGTAAAACAGCGGCTGTAATGTCTTGGCTTGGTACTGCCGCCGCAGGAACGTCAAACATTATTGATGGTTCGGCCTCTCCTGTTGTTGGTATTGTCAACCAAGGCTCGCCTACCGCTGGTTTTCCTAACGGATCGTCTGTAGCAAGTCCTTCGGGTTCTGATGCAGTTCTAACGATGGCAATGATTAACCTCGCTATGGAGCGTTGCTTTGATAACGGTGGTGAACCTACCGACCTCATGTGCGATGCTTCACTCAAGCAGAAAATTAGTTCGCTTGGTGGCTCGGTTATTGCTGACCTTCAGAAAGAAGCGCCGGGTGCGGCTCCTGCTACCGCTATCAACGCCATTGATGTTTTGGTGACTGATTTTGGTACGCTGAAGATTGTGCCTAGCCGTCTGTGTCTGCCTAACCAGTTGTACTTCTTTGACTATGATTTCTGGTCAATTGACTATCTACGGCCCTTTATGACCGAAACCCTTGCCAAGACTGGCGACAGCGTGAAGCAGTTGATGGTGGCTGAATACGGTCTACGCGCCAAGAATGGTTTGGCTAATGCGGCTGTTATCGGAATTAAAAACGCTTGATTAAATACAATAACACTCCTACTATTGTTGTTGAAGATAATGTGCTTTCACCTGATTTATGTGAACACATAATTAACCTTGCCGCAAATAAAGGGCTTGGTGATAATCTAATAAACCGTGAGGGTAAGTATATCCAAGACAAAGCAAGAACCAGTAAAGGTGCTTTCTTTGATTACGGTGACAACGATGTGTTAGACGGTGTTATTGAAGCGTTTTCCGGTATGTGCGGTCTACCTCCTACCCGGTTGGAACCTCTGAGTATTCAAAGGTATCAGCCGGGGCAGGAGTACAAACCACACTATGATGCGTTTCTCCCTGATGAAATGGGGGAGATGCCGAAATCTTCAAAGATAAAAGAAGGTGGGAATCGCTGTGTCACTATGATTGCGTACTTGAATGACGTACAAGATGGTGGTGGCACAGTCTTTCCTGTTTTAGGGCTTGCTATACAAGCCGTACAAGGCAGGGTTCTTATGTTTGGAAACCTTGATGAAAACAAGGTTCCGCACCCTGCATCGTTACACATGGGACTACCTCCAGAAAACGGGGACAAGTGGATCATAACTTTTTGGTTTCGGGAGAAAGATGTAATGGTTACTAAGAAAGAATTTAAGAAAGCATTGAAGGCTGAACAATCTGTTAGCACTAAACCAAAGACTGTAGATGCTAAACTTCATGCAAAGAATGTTCACAAACAATTTAAAGCAATTACTGAAGATAGAGGATCAATGCCGATATGAATTCATCTGGATGGAATTTTGACGCTCCAGATTCTCGTCCTTGGAAACTGGACATTAATACTGATGGGACTGCAACTATTAACACTTACCAAGATGTACAACCTGTTATAGAAAGAAACAAACTTAACTTGAATAACTACGGTGACAAACTTACATTTGGTAAAGCGTCAGCAATGGGAACTGATAACGGAGTTACTGTAGCATCAATTCCTTTTGCCGTATGGGAACAGTGGTGCGAGGAAACAGGTGACGCAATCAAGAAAGATGACAAATTACTAGCAAAGTATTTAAACAATCCTGAAAACAAATATTTCAGGACTACACCTACGAGGGTATAATTATGTGGTTATATCAACCTACATTTTCAGGCAACGATCAGAAGCCTATTGTCAACAACTCTGTTTGGTTTAAAAGCAAGAATAGTTAATGGCTATAAGTAATTACACCGAGTTAAACACAGCGGTTGCTAACTGGTTAGACAGGGATGACCTGACTGACCGGATACCAGAGTTTATTGCTTTGGCAGAGGCTAGGTTTAACAGGTTGCTTCGCATTAGGGCGATGGAAGAAAAGCAGACTGCATCTACTGTAGTGGGGCAAAGAAATCTTGCCTTACCCGGAGGGTTTATACAGATGCGTAATCTGCAAATAAATACCTCTCCTATAACTCCTATGCAGTATGTTACCCCTGAAATCTATGATAGATTGTATGGAAGTACACAAGAAGGTACGCCGCAGATGTACACAATTATTTCTGATGAACTTCAGTTAGGGCCAGTACCGGGAAGTGTGCAGACTATTGAGATGTTATTTTACAAAAAGTTTGATGCTCTAACAGGGGTATCTCCTACAAACTGGGTAATTGATAATGCTCCAGATGTTTATCTTTATGGATGCTTGTTAGAAGCAGAGCCGTTTGTTATGAATGATCCTAGAGCGCAACTATGGGCAACAGCATTTCAGCAGTCTATATCAGATATACAAGAACAAGATAATAAGGATCGTCACTCAGGCTCCGCCCTTAGAGTAATGAATACGGGTGGCTACTATTGACCGCACCGATAACATGGGCTGAAGCCTCTTCCCCAATATACTGGAGTAGTATCGGTATAAATTGGAATAGCCCCGCCAAAGCAAACAGTTCTTTGTTTGCTGTAAGTAGTTCAGGCTCATCTACGCACTTAAACATAGTTTCGGGTTCTATTACTCTTGGCGTAAGCGCGGGGAATACAAACTCATCTGGAATGAACTTTCCAGAATCTATTACGTTTGCAATAAACAACGGATACAGTTCTGTCGGTGGATTTACTTTTTCAGAAAGCGTGAGTATGTCAGTACAAAATGGCTACACTCAAAATGATAACGCTACATTTGCTGACGCTGTATCTCTTGGCGTAACTGGCGGTTATGTAAACAATACTCTTTATCCAGAAAGCGTAACTTTAGCCGCAACAAATAGATTTATTCTTGGTCAATTTTTCCAAGATACAATTACCATGACTGTAAATGGTTCCGCAGTAACAGACAACGAGTTCCTATGGGATGATGTTTCTGATGCACCAACAACTTGGACAACAGTGGATTATCCAAATTGAAAGACACAACTTATGCTGATATAAAGGCCACAGGAGGCTTAACCATGAATGAAGTAAAAGAAGTTGCTCTTCAACTTAAAAATACTTGGAATATTGTCTGTAAGGATTCCGAAGGAAAAATAAAGTGGGAAGAAAATAAAAAGAATCTTATTGTTGACGGAGGGCTTAATGACTTACTTGATAAGTATTTAAAAGGTTCTTCATATACCGCCAGTTGGTTTGTTGGCCTTAAAGCGGCTGGAACTTCCGTTGCCGCTGATACCATGTCTTCTCACTCCTCTTGGGCTGAGTTGGTTGGGTACTCACAGTCTAATAGACCTACCTTAACATTAGGAACTGTTGCAAGCAAAAGCGTAGACAATAGCGGTAGCAAAGCTACGTTTTCTTGTAACGCAACCGCTACTGTTGCTGGAGCGTTCCTTACAACTAACAACACTAAATCTGGAACTTCTGGAACTCTTTACGGTGTAGTTGATTTTGGATCTACCCGCTCAGTAATTTCTGGCGACACATTAGAAGTGACTGTCACGCTGACAGCGGCGAGTGCGTAATGACTGTCGAAACCGCCTCATATATTAGTCAATTAAATACATCCTATCCGGCTGTTGGGGATGCGGTAGGTGAAGGCGACGATCACCTTCGTTTAATCAAGGCTGTACTGCAAACGCAGTTTCCTAATTTAACTGCGGCGGCTGTTAACTCTAACGTAACAGAACTAAACCTTCTAGATGGGGTTACGGCTCTTGTTACATTAGCGGCAGATCAGTCTTGGTCAGGATCGCAAAGAGGCTCTCCTCAAACTATCACCGAAGGTACTTTGATTGATTTGGATAGTGGTAACAACTTTCACTATACGCCTGCCGCCGCAGATGAATTATCTTTTCAAAATGAAACAACTGGTCAATCGGGATTTATTAAATTGATTAATCCCTCGGCATACACCATCAGTTTAGGCTCGGAAGTAAAGAAAGGGGCATCTTGGGATGTATCCACGGCGGGAACATACCTTGTAACTTACTACTGTGATGGAACAAACGTCTACGTTTCAGCAAGTGAGGCGCTTTCCTAAATGCCGATTCTTCAGTCTGGTATCGTTAAACCTTCTTCTGGTTACACTATTGACCAGTCGTTAAGATTTAACGATGATGATTCGGCTTATCTTAATAGAACAGCAGGAACAGCCACATCTAACGACATTGGCACTTTTTCTTTTTGGACAAAACGTGGCAATCTTGGAGGAGGCAATTCGTTTTTTAGCAACCACAGCGATGCCAACAATAGAACTTACATTGGGTTTGATGCCGATACGATTACAAT